ACTATGGTTATGCTGCTATCTACATCGGATCTGACTTTAACGGTGCTAACCAGTTTACTGGTTATATGGATAATGTGGTTGTTAAGAATGGTCAATCTGACTTCAATAGCACATTCGTACCTCCTACTCAAATTGACTATAACAATCAATTTGTTAAGTTTGGTTTAGATGGTGAGCAACCCTTCGTCATGGATAATCAAGAATCATATGCTACCTACACAGGTCAGCGTATTTCTTCTGCTGCTGTGAAAGAGCTTAACTACGATCAAAACTTTGCAATTATTGAAAACGTTGACCTCGGTAGATCAGATCACAGAAATTGTGCTGATATCATTGACCTCAACGCTGCATGGATTGCTGAAGAGGCAGTCGGTAGAATGAAAGCAGTATTCCCTGATTTCAAGATTCCTGGCGACGCCATGGATGGATCTAGTTACACTGGCACCGACTACTGTATTAGAGATACAAAAGATTATATTATTGGCGCTCTTGTTAAAGATTTGAGAGACGGTGGTAACTATAATTCTCTATACACTGCTCGTACTTATCTTGAGGCATCAGGAAAACTGTTGCATGTTGGTAATGAGATTCTACAAACATTATATACTTGGGATCAAGCATTTGATATTTGTAAGTATGTGATTACCACAACTGATACAAATCTTAGGGGCACATATACAACCAGATTAAGAATTCCTAACAACTTTGCATCTCCTGCTTCTACTGCAATTCAGAATGAGTTTGATCAACTAGGTCGTGAAGTGTTAGAGGTCTTGGCACCTAATCCAGACATCTACAGAGATACTGGCGTCCTTATCTGGAAAAACCGTGACTACATCGCAGAAGAAGTTTCTGGTTACATTCTCGACAAATATGAGATCAACCTCAATGGGGTGGAAACTCAATTCCTTGTTATGCCTGGTTATGGTCAACCATACTGCGAAAGAGATGTTAAAGACTTCATTCTGCCTGCTGTAATTGCTGACCTTTGCACAGGTGGCACATATCAAGTTGCAGAAGTTATTGATCAATATCTGGATTCTCAAGACAACATCTTACATGTTGAGCATGAGTTGAATCCAATGTTGGACGCATTTGAGCACGCTAAGATGCTTGCTCAGAAAGCAGGAAACAATCTTCTTCTCTCACCTGGCGAAGTAGCGGCTGATTTAGGTGCTCCTGCATGGTCACAAGATGAGTATCACACACCTCTGTTTACTTCTCGTGGTGCATATAGAGATAACACCATTACAATCGATGATGAAGGTTATCCTCAGAATAGTGTTTCTAATTGGAATCGTTTCATTGATGCTACCGACGCTATTAAGGCAAACATTGATCTAATTGCCCATGAAGCAGTTGAGACAATGAATGACATGTCTAAGTATGCACAATTCAAGATCAAGGGTGGTCCTGTTAACTGTGTAGATGATGTTAAAGATGTCCTTAAGGCTCTTATCCATGACCTTAAGTATAACTGTAATGAAAGGACATATGATGCAGCAAGTCTTTATGTTGAAACAGAGAATAATTCTCTGAAGCACATTGAAGATGATTGGGAAGCAACTGTTACTGTTATGAAGTTGGTTAGGGATATTGCTACTGTTACCATGAGAAATGGTTTTGGTAGAGATTACATTCCTGGCAACGATCCTAATAATATTGATGCTTCCACATACGAAGCAAATCCTAAAGAGCAAATTTATGCTGATTGTGCTGACGCTATTGATGCAAACATTCGTTGGATTGCTGAGCAAGCAGTTTCTGCAGGCACCACACAATATCCTTCACTTGCAATTAACGGTGGTGGATATGGTGGTCAGGAATTAACTCCTACCACTGCAACATACAATGCAGCAAATGGTGACATGACAATAACCTTTGCGTCACCTCATGGTTTGACTACTAGCAACAGAGTCTCTATCAGACCTGATTCTATTGGTTTCACCTGCACCCTTGATGGTAACCAAGTAACTAATTACTATCCTCGTAAGGGCGACCCTGCATATGGCACATCTAGGACAATTTCTGCAGTTACCAGTGACACTATTACGATCAACGTTGGTGCATCTCCTGCTGGTGAGCAATATGTCCATACATTTGTTGAGGCACACACAGGTGCTGTAGTTGTTAATGGTAGTATCGATTGCGTCCATGATGTAACCGATATTCTTAGAGCATTGGTCTTTAACCTCAAATATGGTGGAGACAACTGGATCAACTGGGTATCTGAATTCTATACCACATATGGTGGATCTCTTGCACACGTCACCTCTCAAGCAACAGAAACCAACTGGATTCTGAATGAAGCAAAGAGATTGGTAAAACGTGCAATGCGTGGTCAAATTATTACTAACGTTGCATCTTATAGCGGTGGCGTGCAGACATTCTCAGATGCTGTGCCTAAACCAATTACAACTCTTGTAAACTCCACACCTGATGATGGTATTCAGTTGGGTGGATCATATAACAATATTGTTACTCGTACATTTACTAATGGCACAAACAACATTGCAAGTGGATCTGCTTCTGCAACTGGTATAACCAATGATGAAGATCTGGTTTGTAGTTGTGTAACAGTGTTGCCTGCTGGCACACCTAGTGATGGCGTCCTCTGGGAGCTTGGTGGAAATGGTGCTGGAGCATTCCTTGGCATTAGAGATAGTGGCACATACCTCCGTCTCCGTGCTGGTAATGGTGCTAACTCATATTCTGGTGGTGCATCTACTGCCTCCGATAACGGTCTTGCACTCCTCGATGTCCAAGTCTCTAGTCTCTCAGATTATTTTGATGGTGGTGAGCATGAGATTACTTGGGAAATTAGGATTGGTGGCACAGTTGCTTCTGGAAACGGTCGTGTCAGACTTTGGATTGACGGCAACGAAATTGGTGATGCATCAACACCTGGATTGAATGTCGGTCTTTTTGAAGCAGGTGGATTGCTGGCAGGTAGTGAGCCTGGTGGTTTTGGCACAGTGTCTACTGGCAGCACTGTCCCACAAGGCGAACCTACAGCAGCATGGGCATACTCAACAGGAGATATGTCTTACTACAGAGGACGCCAAGTTGATCCTAGTTACACAGGTAGTGAATCTGATGTTGTTGCTACTGAGATTGACGATTTGATGGCACTGGTTACTGATGCAATTAGTAATCCTAGCAACGTTGCAAACCGCACTAGCACTCTACCCACCATATGGCCTGTTAAGTATACTCCTGAAGTTGCAGTTAGAGACACAACTGTAACCTTTGATAGTGCTGCTGCTGAATGGAATCAAACCTGTGCTGAGGTTGCATCTGGTATTGATACTCTGCTTGAAATTTATATTGATACGATTGAAAACGCAGCAAATAACAATACTAACCACTTAAACTCTATCGTTAGGACATCTAGATCAGACGCTTATACAAATACTGCATATCAAGCAGGCACATGTGAAGGACCACAATCTGCTATTGATACTCTGTTTGATATTATGTCAGATACTCTTGGTGCTGGTTTCAATACCGACAAGGTTATCGCTAACATGCTGCTCTTTAACAAAGATGCTATTGCACAAAGAGCATTTGACACAACATTACAATACTATGGCACCACCAATATGACGGTGGACTTCTGTAGTGATATTGTTAAGGCAATTAGATATGACTTGATCACCAGCGGTAACGCAGGTGGATTTAGATTGGTCCAAAACTGGTTTGATGGTGAAGGCAACTTCATTGCATTCCAAGATGTATCTCGCACACATCTGATTTACGCAACTACTCGCGTGCGTGAGTATGTTAAATCAGTCTTGTATCAGATATCTGAAGATCCAGGTTGGGCAGCTTACAACACATATCAGTTAGGTATCAATGGTCGCCTAGATTACAACCGTGAAGCATCTGAGTTTATTATTGACTCTTCAATCAACCCTGTTGAGTATGCATTAGAAACATCTAACTTCCCAACTGAAGGTAGTGTTACTTGGGTGCCTAGCAGTGACGTGCAAAACATCAGCACCAAATATGAGTTGGGTTATGACTACAACACCGACCCTGCTCTGGTTACTCTAACTCCTATCGTCCCTGTAGGTTTCGACCGCGCTGAATATAGGGTTAGAATCAACCGCACTAACTCCTTCCGTCGTGGTGATATCCTCCAGTATATCCCAGCATCTGAGACTTCTGTCACAGCATTTGCTGGTCAATCTTTCTGGTATGTGATGACTGCCACTCCACAGTGGTTTGAAGTTGGTGCTCACTACATGCATGACGGTAGATTTAGAAGAGTTGAAGTTGACACTACTAATACTGGTCAACAAATTTTCTCTGTCGTTAGACGCAGTGGAATTTCTAGACAAACTCCTATCTTCCCATCAGATCCTTCACAGACACCCATCCAAGGTGGATTCAATCCCGCAGATGTTATCTACGGCACTACTTCAGAATCTTCCTCTGAAATTGGTAGCGTTTCCCTTAACCAAGCAGAAATTAACAGACTCTATACTCGTTATGAGTTAGATAACGTTAGCACAAATCTTGGAGTTTACGAAAACTTTATCAATGGTGAAATTGTTAGGGTTAATGGAAATCCAGTAATCAATGGTCAAATTATACAAACTGGTAAGACAGATACTAATGGTAATAACTTTGTTAATTTGATTACTGTTGCAGGCGTTATTAACGTAGGCGATACTTTGGTTGGTGATGATAGTGGCACAACTGCTGAAGTTGTCTCCTTCGATTCTCGCATGTTGATTAACGTTGAGAGAGGTGCATTCGCACAAGGAGATTGGTTGTTTGATAAGGATTCTGCTGTTGAGGCATACATTAACCAATACGCCAACAAATCTGGATCTCTTACAGGTAATGACGGCGGTCGTATTACGATTGATGTTGAAACTATTGATGATGCTTGGGATGCTGGTGATGTTATCTACGGTAGTGTCACAGATTACATTCTTGAAGTTAAGGGTCTCTCTGGCACACAGATTCAACTTAATCAGTATATTCACGGCACCAACGTTTATCAGTTGGAGCTCGGTCCTGCAATTATTGACACAGGTATTTCCGACACATTCAGAGTTGGTGATGAGGTTGTCCTCTTACAAGGCACCACACAAAAAGATCCTGGTTTCCGTGCAACTGTTACAGAATACATTAACGGACTTGATATCACTGATAGCAACGATCCTAACTATCAGGTCCACCGACTCTTTATCGGTAACTTGATTGATGTGGGCACTGGCGAACCTATCTCCGCTGTTACTCAACCTGCTAACAACATCGGTAAACTTGATCTTGGATCTAACTTCCCAAGCATCTACGCTAACGTCACTTCCTATACGGATACTGGATATACATCTTACGGACGTGTAGCTGCTATCGATCAACAGGGTATTACTGCAACTATCTGGTTGGAGAATGCTAAGGGTGCGTTTGTTGACAATATGTCTGTCATCTCCGACTACGGTTGGGGTGGTGCAGTCTCCAAGGCACGCACGCTTGAGGGTCGTGTTGATCGTTACTTCCGTGGTTTCGATGGTAGTCAGACACAGTTTGATCTCACGATCAGCAACGGTGAAGCATACTTCCCAGATCCTGCTGGTCACATGCTCATCTTCGTTAACGGTATCCTGCAACCACCTGGCGGTAACAACTCCTATGTCGCCTTCTCCGATAAGATTAACTTCTCTGAGGCACCTGATATTGGATCTGAATTCGTTGGTTACTATGTTGGTAAACTCCGTCAGATGGATGATATCAGTTTCGAGTTTGACTCCTTACGCTCATCCTTTAACCTCAAGCGTGAAGGTCTTTTCTACTCACTTACTCTGACTGAGGGTGTTTCTTCTAACGTTATTCGCCCAGAAAACAACATCATTGTTTCACTCAACGGTATTATTCAAGAACCTGGCGTTGCATATGAAATCGTCGGATCTAGAATTATCTTTGCTGAAGTGCCTCGCGCAGGATCAACCTTTGTTGGATTCTCCTACATTGGATCTGATACTGACGTGATCGCAGCAACCGTTGTGCCTCCTGTGGAAGCAGGTGACAAACTTGAGATTGATGGTGAGGAATTCGCTCGTGATGTTGCTCTGATCGAATCTTCCAACTCACTAATCACCTTTGAATACACAGGATCTGTCAAGGGACGTAATGCTGCTGCATTGGCAACTATCAGATCTGGTCAGTTGACAACTGCAACTCTTACCAATCCTGGCGATGGTTACACTTCACGTCCTAACGTGGATGTGATTTCTTCCTCTGGTTTCGATGGTCGTATCAAAGCACTTATGGGTATTACACGCATTGACGTGAAGACACCTGGCGCTGGATATTTGACACCTATCGTAGAGATCGATAACGTTGTCCCTGACGACTTTACTTCTCCTGAGGGCACTCCTGTTAACGGCGGTAGAGATATCTACAACGCTGATGAGGCAGGTGGTGAAGGCGCTGTTACTATCGATCCTGGCACGATTGCAATTTCTCAAGATCCTGTAAACGTGACAGTTAACCAAGGTCAGACTGCATCCTTCACGGTTGCTGCTACCGTCACTAACGGTCAGCAACTTAACTACCAGTGGCAGAAGAAGGAATACGGCACTCAGATTTGGAGTAACATCATCGGTGCCAACCAAGCAACATACAACACCAGCAACGCCGCTCAGGCAGACGATGGTGATGAATACAGAGTTGCAATCACTGCTGCAGGTGCTACACCTGTCTACTCACTGTCTGCTATCCTCACGGTCCAGACTGGTGCTACTGTGATTAGTAACTTCACTCCAGACCAAATCTTCGACGACATCTAAATAAAAGTAAAACCATGGGGGCAACTGCAAGTTATAACGATGCCACTGACATTCTTACGGTAGAGGCGGATGGACTCCCCGCTCCCGTAAGTTTCGGCACGTTTCCTAATGCCAATAACCCAAACACAGTAACAGAGCAAGATTTCGATCATGCTTTCATTTACCGTGGTGGGTCCTTTGGTATTAGTCGCACATTCGATACTAACGTTTGGAATCAAGACGGATTCATTAGATCTATCGTTATCTCTGGTGCTGATAACACGTTGTTTAACAACGAGATTCAGGTGGGTGATAGACTTTTGTTTACCTTTAGTGATGGTATTAAAAGGGTATTCCTTTATAAAGGCACTACTTTTACATCTATTGAAAACGAATGTTGGTTAGCAACTTCAGACAGACTTGACCTCATCATGAGAGACCAAGAGTCTCTAACCTCTGGCACATACGAGTACTATGATCAACGAAATGGCAGAAGTGCAACTCCGCTTGGCACTATTGGCATTGCCGCTAACGGCGTTGCTTTGTTTAACCCTTCTGCGGGTGCTGGTGGTAACCCGCCAGTAGGATTCAGTTGGAATGCCCATTATCCATCGTCTCCTGTAGATTTTGGTGAAGATAATTGTGGTGGTCATCCTGAGCAAAATGGTCAGTATCACTATCACGACACACACTTTCTGGATTGTTGGCGAGAAGGGTCATCAATGGCAGGATACAATGATTACTATGGCAGCACGCAGTTTAATGGCGACAACTTAAGACATCCTGACGGTCACTCAAAGATCGTCGGTATTGCATTTGATGGATTCCCCATCTACGGACCTTATGCTTATGATTCACCTTGGGATAATCTAAGTGGTCCTAGAATTATGAAGTCTTCCTTCTCAACTAAAGCTGTTGAGGCACCAGGTAGACCTGACTATGGTAATACCATTCAAAACCCCCCTGCAGGCGCTCTGATGCAGGACTGGGAGTATGTAGAGGCAACGGGTGACCTAGACATCCATAATGGAAGATTTTGTATTACTCCAGAATTCCAAAATGGCACCTATGCATATTTCTTATCTGTAGATCCAGACGATATTGATTCCCCTCAGTTTCCATACATGATTGGATCTTCCACTAGGGAGACCATTGATACTGGATTTACATTACAAGCACCTGAAGCACCTCCTTCTGGTGGTGGTGGCGATGGCGGATCTGGTCCTGTTATACCAACGTTGGTATTCACAGTACAACCACAAAACGCAACAACAAATATTGGAGAGACTGCAACGTTTACTGTGCAGGCAGAGATCACTCCAGAAAACGGACCTATTGGGTATCAGTGGTATCGCTCCACAGATGGTGGTTTTGCATTTGCTGCTATCACAGGTGCAACCACAAACACATATACACTCAGCACCCTTGCATACATGACGGGATACAGATTCCGTTGTCGTATCATCGGACCTTTAGGATCTTCGACACTAGCAGATAACTCACCTCTTGACTCCAATGCAGCAATATTGACTGTTACTGGATCTGGTGGCGGCAGCGGATCTACCGCTAATAGATTCGATAGCACGCAGAGTACTCTCGACTCTACGGCACAAACCTTCGATGGCACCTAAATAACACTGTAGAAATCTACCAACCATGGCAAAGCAGAATCTTAGTATTGGAGCGTCAGCAAACGACGGGACTGGTGATAGTCTCAGAGATGGTGCTATCAAACTGAATAGCGTTATTGATGAAATCTATACCGCTCTTGGTAATGACACCAATTTATTGGTAAATGTTGGCACACCTGCCGCAGGGCAAGTACTAAAATGGAATGGATCTCAATTTGCTGAGGGACATTTTGACACGTTGAGTGCAAATTTAGATGTTGGTGGATTTGAGATTGGATCTACTGCTAATGGTGATGTAGTTATCAAACCTCACGGTAGTGGTGATATTAAGTTTTGGGCAGGCAACACTGGTAGTGCTCTAACTTACATCGATGGAGATGACGGAAAATTAAAATATAGTAATCACTTTGATGACGTTTCCAGTTTACCCGCTGCTGGTGATCATCATGGTATGTTTGCTCACGCACATACTCAAGGACATGGTTATTTTGCACATGCGGGTGCATGGATACAATTACTTGATGCAAATACAAGCATTGGATCGCTACTTGACGTTGACATGACAGTCGGCGGTGGTCCTTCTGATGGTCAAGTCCTCAAATGGTCTGCTGCTAATAGTAACTGGTATCCAGATAATGATGCCACAGCAGGCGGCGGAGGCGGCGGCACTACACAAAATTTATTTGAGGGTATCAATGCTGATTCGGGGTCTACTACTGCGAGTGCTCCTACTGACGTTCTTACTGTCGCTGGCGGCACTAATATCTCCACATCTATTGCTGGAGATACTTTAACTATCAACATGACGGGGACATTAGGAGATGCTGATCAAAACCTTTTCTCCGTTATTGGATCTGATTCGGGATCCAAAACAGCTAATTCTACTACTGCTACTATTAACATTATTGGCGGTACTGGGATCTCCACTGCTGTTTCTGGTGATAATCTAACGATTACTAATGATTCACCAGGCGCTCCTGACCAAAATCTTTTCGCAACTGTTGCTGGTGATAGTGGAAACACTACTGCTGGATCTACCACTGCAACGTTGACAGTTGCTGGTGGAAACGGTATTACTACATCTGTTTCTGGTAGCACACTCAGTGTTACTGCTGAATTAGCACTTGCAAGTGGTCAATCACTACAAGAAAATCAAAGTTTCATTACCAATGCTTCTGGAGAAATTGAAGCAGTTTCAACACCTGCTGTTGGTTTTGAAATTTCTGGAAGTGCAGGCACTGGTTATAACTTTGGTAACGCAGGTTGGAATGCAGGTGGAAATCCAACAATCTATGTCTATCGTGGATTCACTTACAGATTTAATAACACCACTGGAAGTGGTCACCCATTTGCTCTAAGACAAACAAGTGGAGGATCTGCTATGACTGCTGGTGTAAGTGGATCTCAAACTGGCGTCCAATACTGGACCGTGCCTATGAATCTTTCAGCAGGCACAACATATGTCTATCAATGCACCATTCATCCTGGAATGGTCGGTAATCTCGTAGTTGTCTAATGCCAAGAACAGTTCCTGGATCTGGTGCCGCAATCTTTCCCGTATTCAATAGTATATTCGGGGTAAGAGAGGTTTACGTTACTGCTGGAGGTAGCGGGTATGATCCTGCCGATCCTCCTAGACTTCGTATTGAAAATTGTGGCACACCTATCAGGGATGCTGTGCTTAGACCAGTTATCGAAGGAAGCACTGGTGAAATTACCGCAGTAGAGGTATTAGATCCTGGCGAAGGGTATGATCCCATGCGTCTGGAAATTGTTGATGAAAATGCATCTGTCCCTGCTACAGGTAAAATCTTTTTGAAAGAAGATGGCAGTGGTGCCATTGACTTCATCCAGATGACTCAATTTGGTGATGAATATTTTAACGCTACTGCAGAAATTAAAGGTGGTGGTGGATCTGGATCTGAATTAGTGCCTGTTACAGGTCTAGTTACAGGTCTTGCTATTGAAGAGTTTGGTAGAAATTATACCGAAGAAGATGTCAACCTTATCGTCTCAGGCGGTGGTGGGCAAGGTGCAACTGGAGTTGCTGGTGTTAATCCATTCGGTAAAGTTACTGCAATCACCCTCACCAATGCTGGTGAATTCTTTGAAGACCCTCCTCTAATACAAATTATTGGTGGTGGAGGATCTGGTGCTAGTGCTCAAGCATATATTGATCTTGGATCTATCACATCTATTGACCTGTTAGCAGGTGGTGATGGTTTTGTTGATCCACCACAGGTTATCTTTACTAGAGATACAAACCTAATTAAGACTGCAAGAAACAGACAGTCTCTAAACTCTGTTGTTTACAATTTGTCAGGTATTTTGACTGATGTGACAACTGGTGCCACAACCATTCACACAGAGTCAACCGCACCTTATCCTGGATCTGGAAAGGTTTTACTTGGTAGAGAGATTGTCAGATACACAGGTAAAACTGCCACATCATTCACTGGTTGCGACAGAGGCACAAACTTCCGTTTTGATCAGAAAGTCATTCTGGACACTCTACAGAATGATCCCGAAACAAATGAAACACTCTACAATTTCCAAGTTACGGATAAAGTTAGACGTGTTGTTGAATCTGCATCCAACAGAGTTGCTATTGTCTATGACTGGGATCCTGTTGAAAGAGCACTCTATCTAACTTTTGAAGTTGACGAGTTGGCGTTTATTGACGCTGGTAGATCAAATGAAAAGTCTAAGATCATTGCATTTTTTGCAGGCACATCTGGATCTACAGGCACTGGTGTTGCACCTCATACTTTGGTTGAAGCAGAGGGTCAAAATATTGTTGCGTTTACATCACCTTTATCAATCATTCAAAACAGAAAGTTTGAAGATGATGATGAAGAATTCACAGATGCTGAAGGTGTCCAACAATTTGGAGACGGTATTCCCGATCTTCTCAATGCCAATACAGATTATGAAAACCAGATCAATCTAGATGGGGGCATCGCCTCGTCTAAATATGGTATTGAGGAAGAATTAGGTGGCACTAACACCACGCTCTTCCAGATTGGTGATCAGATCTATGATGGTAGTCCTAACCAGTTGGTTGCTACTATCCAAGCTGCTGGTGCTCTGGGAGATGGTGATGCACACATCTCTACTGCAACTATCCTTATTGAATACAACACTGCTGCTCTGTTTAATGTCCCTACTGCTGGTGGCGAAGAGACAGTTACTGGTCAGACATCGGGTATTGCAGCAACCACAACAGGAAGAAGACTTGGACCTAAGGAAGGTCAATTCTATCTGGATGTTAAGTCAATCCAAGATAATGACCCTACTTACAAATTTACTCTGGGTGAGACTCTCAACGGAAACTCATCTGGTGCTCAAGCAACTATCATCTCCGTTGAATATAACAACTTCCTCAGAAATGAGGGCGAGTATTAACCCCATAAATAAATCTATAGGATAATTGGTAACAAATGGCGCTACTAACCGACCAATTTAGAATTTTTACTGCTAGCCGACTTATCAAGTCTCTGCAGGGTCCTGACCCCGCTCAGTCTGATAATGATGCTGGAAGTAGTCGTGATCGTCTGTATGTTTTCATCGGTCGTCCCCAACCTTGGGACAACGAAAATGCAGCGCCCGATCCTGTGGACTCTTTCCAAGAGTTTAGTGATGACTTCGCTGACATGATCTCCATGAAGCGTGTCCTTGCTAATGACACAATCCAAGTTATTCGTAGGACTGACTGGATTCCCCCAGAGCAAACCACTGGTGGTCTGGGTTATGTTTATGATATGTATCGCCATGATTACAGCGCAACCAAAACGGCATCGTCGGGTGCTACAAAACTTTACGACGCAGATTTCTACGTTGTTAACTCGTCCTATCAGGTTTACAAGTGCATTTACAACGGGACATCTCCTTCTGATCCTAACGGTAAACCTTCTACTGTTGAGCCTACTGGCACCTCCACTTCAATTATCACAACTGCTGATGGTTACCGTTGGAAGTATATGTATACGATCCCTGTTGGTTTAGTCCTTAAATTCTTCTCCAACGAATACATGCCAGTGCTAGAAGATACCGCTGTGGTATCTGATGCAATCGGTGGCGAGATTGATACTGTTATTATTTCTTCTTCGGGAGCTGGATACAACAATGGCACTTATGAAAATGTCCCCATTAAAGGTGATGGCGTTGGCGGGCGTGTTTCGCTTGTTGTTGATGGTGGGCGCATTGTGTCTGCCACTGTTACGTCAGGTGGATCAGGATACACCTTCGGTAAAGTCATCATCGATGAAGTCAACGGTATCGGTGCAGGCGCAGGGTCAGGCGGCACCGTTGAGGTGATCATTCCTCCTACCACTGGTCATGGTGCAGAGCCAGCGACTGAAATGGGTGGTTACCGTGTAATGATCAACACCAAGTTTACCTACGCTGAAGGTAGTGGCGACTTCCCAACTGATAACGATTATCGTCGTATTGGTTTGGTAATCAATCCTAATAAATTTGGGACAACAGAATTGGCAGCAGATCTTACTCTGTCTGCTACAAAGTCAGTAATTTTTGCTCCTACCTTTACAGGTAACTTTAGCACTGACGAAATTATCACACAGTCTCGCACGATTGGCGGTCAACAAGTGACTGCTCGTGGACGTGTGATCTCATGGAATAGCACTACTAAAGTGCTCAAGTATTACCAGAATAGAATCGATGGTGTCTTCCCTGAATTCACTGGTAGTCTAATTGAGTTTGAGGGTGGTAACCCTGTCGTGGGTGCAACATCTGGTGCATCTGCCGACCCTGATATCAACTTCCCTATTGTATCAGGATCCTCTACTCGTGTTATTAACAACACTGAGTATGACTTGGGTATGTCTTTTACCAACGGTTATGCAAAACCAGAGGTTGAGCCAAATTCAGGTCGGGTTATTTACATAGATAATAGAGGCGCGATTACTCGTGCTGGTGACCAAATCGAAGACATTAAGATCGTAGTAGAGTTCTAAACGATGCCCCAGAATACCAATCTAAATATTTCTCCTTATTTTGATGATTTCGATAAGGACAAGAATTTCTACCGAGTGCTTTTCCGTCCTGGATATCCTATCCAAGCGAGGGAATTAACAACTCTGCAATCTATTCTCCAGAATCAGATTGAATCCATCGGACAACACTTCTTCAAAGAAGGTGCGATGGTTATTCCTGGTCAGGTTGGTTACGACCTGAATGTGCAGGCAATCATTCTGCAACAATCATTCTTAGGTGTCGATGTCGAAACCTACAGGACTCAACTTCACGGTCAGATTATTGAGGGCATCACTACTGGTGTGAAGGCAAAGGTCTTGTATTCGATCTCTGCTGCAGAATCTGAGCGTGGTTACGTTACTCTATACGTTAAGTATATTGAGTCTGGTGACACAGTTTCTGACACTGATATTAAAGGTTTCCAATCAAACGAGCAGTTGCTTGCCGAAAATGAGATTACTTTCGGGACAACTCTGATTGAAATTGGATCACCATTTGGACAGTTGCTGCCAGTTGACTCTACTGCTGTTGCATCTGCTGCATACATTAACAATGGTGTGTATTTTATCAGAGGTCACTTTGTTGATGTCCAATCAGCAAACCTAATCCTTGAGCAATATAATAATAATCCTTCTTATAGGGTTGGTCTGGAAGTTAGTGAATCTATTGTTACCCCAGAAGACGATCCGTCACTGAATGACAACGCTGCAGGCACTTCAAACTACTCAGCACCTGGCGGTCATAGATTTAAGATTAAGACGACTCTAGTCAAGAAAGCAATCAATGATTCAACTGACAAAAATTTCGTTGAATTGTTACGAATCAATAATAGTAAAGTTGAGCAGTTTGTTAATGCTACTGCATACTCTGAGCTTGAGAAGTCTCTTGCACGTCGCACCTACGAAGAGTCTGGTGACTACGTTATCGACACTTTCAGTATTAAAGCAAGAGAATGTTTGGATGATGGTTTTAACAACGGTGTCTACACTCCTGCTCAGACGACTAGGCAAAACAATACTCCTACAGATGATCTCCTAACTTTTGAAATCTCACCAGGTAGAGCGTACGTAAGAGGTTACAGGACTGAATTCCTCACACCTCAATACATTGACTCTGAAAAACCTAGAGATTTTGCATGTGTAGAAAACGGTATCATTCACTTTAGACTTGGTAATTTTGTCAAGGTATACGATCAGTATGGTTGGCCTAACCTAACTGGTGAGGGTGTATCTGATGCATATCAAGTTATTGAATTGTATGACGACTGGAATACTGGTGTATCTAACACAGTTATTGGTAATCAAATCGGTCGTGCTCGTGTTGTCCAGATCCAACTTGATCAGGTAAATCAGTATGACATGTGGTTCTTTGATCCACAGATGTTTACTGCTATTAACTTTGCGTCTGGTAACAACTCTGTTTCTGTTGGTGATGTGCTTAGAGGTCGCACCTCTGGTGCTCGTGGTTTCGTTGCCGATGCTGGAAGTGGCACCCACTGTAAACTAGAGCAAGTCTCTGGTGTTTTTGTAAATAACGAAGTTGTTGAAAGAGACGGTCGTGTTATTGGCACCCTAGAGGCAGCACATACATATAACCTTTCCGATGTCCGTCGTTGTCTTGGTAGAAACTCCAGTAACGTTGTGACATTTGCAGCAAACTGGTTGCTTAACGATAACGCTTCTATTGAATCTTCTACTGTTACTCTTAGCGGTAGCGGCACTCTTGCTACAGGTTTCAGGACTAAATTTGCACAAGATCTCCGTCCTGGCGATGTTATTACTACAACTGCATCTGGTCTGAATGGCTCTAATACAATAAGGGTTAAGAGAGTTGATCCTACATTGATTGCTACCAACACTGGTAACATTGCTACAGGTGGATCTGCAATCTTCGATTACCTCAACCAAACTGCTGTTGTTGATGCTTCTCTGAAGAAGGGTAGCGGCAATGCTGATGGTGAGTATGCTGAGATGGTTAGGATGCGTCCTTTCATCTTCCAAAAAGATTATCAGAATGGTGAGTTGTCTATTGACACACCTCGCACATCGATGAAGTCGATCTCTGACGAATCTTTCTTTGTTTATAGGACATTTGCTAACAAGACTGTTGTGTCTGGTGGTGTTACTGTATCTCTGCCTGAGTCAGAGCAGTTTGCATCTCTTGACAATGAAAACTATGTCTTGACTATTGTTTCTGAGTCTGGATCTTCATTTAACGTTGGTGATAACCTTGACATTGATAACCTCAATGACCTTGGCACACTAACTGTTACCTTCGGTGCTGATGCACAATCCATTACTATCTCTGGTCTAACCAATGTCAACACTGTTAAGTTGACTGCTCTTATCTCTAAGAATATCGTTACCAGAAAGATTAAGACTGCCGCTAAGATGCGTGCAATGAAGGTGACCCGCACAAGAATTAACAATGACCAGACTAAGTATGGTTTGGCATATGGTAACCTGTATGGCACCCGTATTGAAGATGAAGAGATTTCATTCGCATTGAATGATGTTTATAAGATTCATGCTGTATATGAGTCTGAGAATGATGGCGATGCCGAATCACCTTATATGGTGTTGTCAGAATCTACATTCTTTGACAACGGCACAGTTGTTGTTGGTAAAACCTCTGGTGCTCGTGGTAGAGTTATTCAATTTGTTAACAGCACTCTAAGACTATATTTCGTTGCTCTGAATGAGATTCCATTTATACCTGGCGAAACTATTGATGGTGTAGATGATGATGGTGTGCCTCTACAGGCAATTATTGATGACTCTGAAGGATCTGTTTCTAAGGGATCTAAAGTTATCACCACTCAGTTTGAATTAGAAGCTGGTCAAAAGGCACACTTCTATGATGTTTGTAAACTGACTCGTCTTCCTGGTTTCTCTCCTCCAATCCGTAAGTTGTTGGTTGTATTTGATTACTTCTTACATGAATCATCAGGTGACTATTTCTCCTCACAATCTTACACTGGTATCCTTTATAAGGAAATTCCAAAATATAAACTGGATGGATCTATTAACTATCTCCGTGACCAGATTGACTTCCGTCCTGGCATCGGTGAATTAGCATCTGGATCAGGCACAATTACTGCACCTTTCTTTGTGAATTGTGCTTCTCTTGATTTCGGATCTAGACAGTTTGATACCTCTGGTGGTGTTGGTGGATCTACCATCTTTGACATTCCTAAGGTTAACACAGAATTTAGATGTGACTATTGTTTCTATCTTCCTAGAGCAGACAAGTTATATCTTACACACGATAATCAACTTAAGATTCTAAAAGGTGTTTCCTCTGAGGATATGCCTCATCCTGATAAGATTGATAATGCGATGCTTCTCGCAACTATTGAGATGCGTCCTTTTGTATATGACGTTGAGCGTGATATCCTGATCTATCCTGAGATCATTAAACGTTATACCATGAAGGACATTGGAGATCTGGAAACCAGACTCTCCCACGTTGAATACTACACTTCGTTGTCTCTCTTGGAAGTGCAAGCAGACAACACCAAAACATATGATGATAA